GGGGTTGGGGGGTTAGTATAAGGCATCGCAACCCAATTAGATACCCTATTCTTAGAACTATTTGATCTATTCTTATGACTAAATAGCATAAGCGCGCCCCATCATACAATCGGGGGCCAGTCAATAGCCTATACACAATCTTTACAATCACCCTACCATAGGGCCCGCCTATCGGTATCATAGTCTAAGCCTATTGCCTAGCAAGTACCGTGCCAAGCCGTACCATATAACCAGATCGCATAAGGGTATAACTAAAAGGAATAAGCTATATTAGTGTTTGGTGATATAACCAAATCATATGATGCCTATAACTAAATGATATAAGGGTATTTATGCAAGTATCATGCCACTATAAACTATAGGCAAAAAAAAGCCCCACAATAAGTAGGGTCAATTTATTGACGCGCGTATGTTATATTGTTTCATGGTTCTCAGCTATATTGTCAATAGTTTGACAGCTTGGGTCGAATTGTGCCGCCTTAAAAGTTTAATTTATCGTGCTACGAAAAAGCATATTTTAAACTATTGTTTACACCCACCCCATTAGGTATAAGTAAAACGGGGCCGCTATCATTGCACCTGTAAGTAAGCTTAAGATGCCATCCTTTAAAATTGTCATAATCCGAGCCTCTTTAAATTAATTCCAAGCTACTTATATTTTTCACCTTGCCCGATTCATTATTCGAATAGTAAACGCCATTATATGTTTGGCGTTTGGAACCAGTACGCGTCATATTATTTGATGGCGTCAAACCATCGATAGAATCGACACTAATGATTTCTACTCTTTTAGCGCTTAAATAGTTAGCGCCAGCTACAATAGTGACCGAGCGCCAGCCCGCTGCGGTTAATACACTAGAATTATATTTGACAGTTACAGTTAACATTAGAAAATACCTTATAAGTTTTATAGTTGACCGGTATAAATACCGGCGATAATTAACAGTAGAATAAAACAGGACAACCATAGTCCTACCGAGACGAATACAGTACAAAAAAACAGAAGCATAATAATTAGTTTCATCCTATGGCGATAATGTTAGCCTTAGAATATTTTTTAATGTATCTTCCCTTTAGTGTTCCGTGAACATTGATGGCTATGTTTGGTTTATCGCCTATACCGTTACATAATCCACAATCAATGCATTGAACACCCTCGCTATCGGCCAAACATTCAATCTCGTTTTCTAGGAATGGTGAATCCGGTGTTTTCACTCTAAAGGTACGATAATTTTTGCCATGGGATTTTAGCGCCGCTTTAGGAGTATCTGCAGAGACCATGCATGATTCTAAAATTCTATCGTTAAAATTTGGATGCATAAGCTGGTGACTGTAACCCGTAGTTATTGATGCTAAAGCCTTTAAGTCATTCCATATTTGGAATGGTGCTGCCGCCGGGTCCCCATATGATCCAAATCGCATTGCGCGACCTTTCAAATATTTATCGTGCTCTGAAGTTTTATTTGGGTATGATCCTCGCTTATAAGCCTTATAAACCGATAAAACGGATTGTCCTATGTTTACATAACAGCCCCCGCCTAGGCTTTGACGGTGGACACAAGCGCCGCAGATTGATGCATCCAGCTTTTGCTTTGAAGCGGTAACCGGGTCAACGTCCGAACGAATAATAAAGTACTGGATCATATTGCCAGTTTTTTTGTTATTGCTTTTTAATACGCCAATAACTGTGATCGGTTGACCGTCCAAAACCGAAGGGCCTTCGTAAAATATTATTCCGTTTGGTTTTATCATATTATTTAATCCTGTTAGTTAGTTAATTTATGGCCGAATTGTATCGGCCATGTATCCAAAAGTCTATTTAATTTCTTTAATATCTTTAACTAATAACTTTAAAGATATTTGAAAGAATTGTTTTTCCGTTACGTCCTGCTTATTTAGCATATGCGATAACCAAACAAATTGATGGGATAAAGGTATAAATTCTATATTTTCCGCTAGTGATTTTAAAGCAATAGCTGCCGCTTCAAAATCATTATTATTTTCAAGGTTATCTGATATTAATTCTAAAGCGCTTATTTGAGTATTTGATAATTCTACTTTTAACATAGTTATTTAATCCTGTTTTTTTAGTGATATATGGCGATTGCTATATATTAGTAAAAAAACGGTATTCTATATATTTTTAAAGAACGCGTAACCGGCCAGCAGTACACTATATATAATGCATTCCGTGTGCCAGCTTTAAAAAACCCTTTAAAATCAATAACTTACGACAAAACCTGTATACATATACAGTAGTTTTAAAGTGTTACCTGTTACCGTCGGTAACGCTATTCTGTTACCTTGTTACTACCGGTAACACTGTCAATTAATAACGTGTTTTTTTAGTGTTTTTTGGATAGTTGGCACACTTTTTGGCGTCCTTACTCCTTATACGTAGCAAAAAAACACTAAAAACAGCAAGGTTTAACGAACGGCACTAGGGTAGTGCACTAGGCAAGGGTAGCCACTAAAAGCTCTTAGAACGCCTAACAGGAATTGCAAGGAATATTTTAGATCAAAAAAGCATATTAAAATCACGTTTAATAACTGTCAAAAAAGTTATAAAAAACCGTTTCAATATAGCTAAAAAGTATTGGACTTCTGGATTTTTTTCGGATTATTTTCTGACAGAAAATAATAATTTTTTGACAGAAAATATTAATTTTTGACAAAATGGAATGTTTTTACATTTATAGAAAGTTGCTTTTCCTTTAAAAAACTGCTTTTCCTTTAAATTTTTACAAATCTGCTTTTCCTTTAAAAAAGTACTTTTCCTTTAAAATTATAGAAAGTTACTTTTCCTTTAAAATTATAGAAAGTTACTTTTCCTTTAAAAAACTACTTTTCCTTTAAAATTTACGCCAACTATTTATTCGTACCTCACTTATAATATCGAGCCTTTATCATGTCAACATAATCACCCTGACTGATCACACGACCCTTCATCTTATACCAGTTTGGCTTCTCACTGATACGCTGCAATATACGATCGCAATTGATGACATGATCCGCATCACAAGCAGACCAATCATTGCCAAATGAAGGTCGGTCAAAGTGTACGTCAAACGATACATCTCTATCACTAGGTGTGATGCTGTAACCGCGATCATAAAGCTCTTCAATCAGTTGATTGTATCGATTGGATAGGAACTTACCTTTGTTATAAAAGAATAGGACGTGGCCTTTATTGAGGGTGTAGTGCTTTGGTATTCTTGACAGCAGGTTATTGCCACCACTCTTACCAGCAAGTGATCGTCGCAGTGCAGAGCTAACCATAGGCAGCTCACGATACTCTGCCATCAAATGCTGGTCTGCCAATAGCTTTACATCAATAGTGTTTATACGTGTCATGCGATCTCCTAGTGGGCTTATCAATCTATGGGCATATACTATCAGCGTGATGAGCTATATGTCAACGACAATAATGTCGTCGACATAATACTTTTACTCTTCCCGCTTTGCGATCTCTCGTTCCAGATACCATACTGCCTTTTTCAAGTCTTCAATAGCATCATGCTTTTCATCACATCGTAAGATGTATTTGATGGCATTACCAAGGCAGAAACCCATGTGCTCGGTTATCTGTATCACCTCAACACCACTAGGATGTGACGTGTAGTGAGAAGGGTGGTTAACATTGTCTTCCGCAGCCCATACGTTGGCGCAGACAAGCTCCAGCCACGCAGCCTTGGCGTATATCAACTTAGTACACTCAAGGTTCGTAAGGCTTGTTATAGGCATGTCATTGAGCCAATCGATAGGCCCCACTTCACTAAAGAAGTCATCACGATGCTTACTGGAATTGAATGCTGAATTGTAGATCTGACCCAAACCAGACATCTCTAAGTAATTGCAAAACATTTCTAATGTTGTGTCTTTCATTATCTTTTCCTTAGTTAATTAAACTATCCACCCAGCAGCTTTCCTGTAAGCCTGTGCGTCATCTTTAGTCTCAAACACTAGACCAGCATCAAAGTACCGGACTATGCCAACAGGATGAACAGGAGACGGGTACATGATGTTTGCGATCCACACAATGTCATTATACCCAGAACCCGTCCATTTTAACGGTGCATTTATCTGTACACCGTTGAATATTACTTTTTTATCTTCTTCATTCATATACATACACCAAGCTACTTAAAAGGATTAACCCATGTATTATACTGTCTTTCTGTCAAAAAACAATCATTGTACAGGTTTTTTGTGTAGTTATCCCACGCCTCAATCAGCGTGTCCTTTGTCACTGTATTGCCACTGCCAATCTTATACGCTTCAATCTCTTCCTTGAAGATGCCTATTGCTGATTTCTTTGAGAGTCTCATTTATAGTTACTCTTTATGGGTTAAGCCTCCATTGCAAGGAGGCGGGAATCAATGTCAAGAATTATCGCGGGTAATGAACAGGGCGCTCATATAAGCCACTGTCTGAGCGATACAAGCAAACCTGTCGACCATTGCGAGAGCCATCTTCAAACGTGTAACGCAGCGCTTCTCCGTAGCTCATAGAGCCTGTTGAAGTCCAGCTTGATATAAGACCTTCCGACTCTAGTGCTGCGTTTAATGTTTCAAACCAGTTTTGCTTATTCATGATGCTTTCCTCTTGCTTTGTTGAAGTTGACCCATATTAAGCCCAGCAAAGCACCATGTCAACACTTATTTAAAAACCCTACAGGTTTTATTCCATTACTGAACTGTAATCCATATCAGAGAAAACCTTTGGCAAGTTATACCATTCGTGCCACATTTCTTGTGAGAAGTTTAGACTGTCGCCATCTTCATCAACCAACTCAGCACCTTCGATCTGCAATGCATCACTGTCCAGCATCTCCATATAGAAAGAGTCTTTGTCATCCTGATCATAAGACCATGACTCTGTGTATCGGATCTTAATATCACCATTGACCGCTAACACTTCACCTTCACCAAATACTTGCATGATCTCTTCATGGGTGGAGTAATCATCACAGAATATCTCTTGCATTCTGGGTGCTACGTCAAACACCTGAACTGTTTTAGTTACAGTCCAAAGCTCTGTGTTTTGCAGCATTTCAAGAGCTTCAGTTAATGTCAGCTTAATCATATTAAGACTCCAATGTTGATTTGGTTTTGATGGATATGGCATGCCATTTGAGCTTGGCGAGCTTAACGCTTAGTAGCACTGCTGACTTGCTTGGCTTGATGCCAAACTCGTCAAGCGAGTGCTCAAGAGCTGCTTGAGTAGCAGGGCCCCAAGAGCATGCCATTTCATAAGAGCTTAGGGCCGTCTCGGCCATCTCTTCGATCTGTGCATCTGTTAAGTAAGTCATTGTATTTCTCCGCTGTTTCGTTTCAATACAGTGATAGTACGGGCACCCAGTTACGAGTGCAAGCATTATTTTACTTTTATTAATCCAATCTGCTTCCTGCATCCGCTTCAAACCCGTGACGCTTCAGCACTTTTGAATAAGCCAATGCACCTTCATATAAGATGTCAATGCTTTGAACTGGGAAATTACTAGGATTCCACACTTCAAATGATCTACGATAGTTTTGCTTGACACCAGCCATCTTCATGGTGCGACCCATCTTTGTATTACCCTTGATTTTATAACCATCAAACCCAGTTATAGTCACCCAAGCAAATCCGCACATGCCACCGTCTTTACTGTTAAAATTATTTCGGTACATATTGCCAGCAGCTTCATAAGCTGCGTGCTCTGCTTCGTCTAATATAATTTCAACCTGTTCTTTAGTTAAGCTTGTCATGTCTCATTCCTCTTGTCTTTTTGAAAGTAAGTAAATCATACTTCTGCCATAAAAAGAACGCAAGCATTATTTTCTTATTTCTCCAGCTCTTTATCATATTCAGACTGCAATTCGCTGCACAGGTCGTAAGAGTCATCCCACTTAGCTTTAGCCTCACACCAATCATTGTAAGCATCACCCCGCGTATCGTCAGGGCGCATAACACCCCAAGCTAAATCCATCTCATCGTATGCTTCATTTGACGCAGCGTAAGCATTGTTTAGCTTAATCTTTAAGTCTTTAAGCTTAGTCATCATTCAATCCTCTTTGTTTAGTCTGAAATACTCGCCCATATACAGATCGTGAGCTGTTCTCCACGCCTCCCAAGCCACCTGCCACGCTTCGGTACAGTCATCGTCAACTGCCTTGTGACGAGCCTCTACGGCCTCATCAACCGCTAACTTTAACTCTTCTAATTTAGTCATCGCTCATTAATGTCCCTTTTCCTCACATAAAACTTATGGTGGCCTTGAATCAGTATTGGTACTAAGTCATGCCATCCCGGCTCAACATCCAAGTTGTGATAGTTAAGCACCAGCGAAGAGTATTTCATTTTGATATGGAAGTCAAACTCAACATACGCAACAGCAATCAAGTATGAGATCTCATAAGCCTCTCTGTTATAGGGGTGATCTGTATTGCCATCGTTTGTCCAGCTAAACTGACTGCGATCTCTCACGACCTCGCAGAGCGTGTCAGGGAAGCCGGGGTGCCTCATTCTGTTCATTGTGACCTGAGCTACCAACTTTCGCCCTAATATACCCTCACCCCTTGACTCGTGATAGATGTTTAGGGCTAGACATTCCATCTCTGTAAGCTCTGAAGATGAGACATCTCTAATGTAGTGATCTGGCACATCAATTACATCAGTCCAGTCATACCCGAACGATGCCGTTGACACCAAGGTCAGCGCTAACAGCAGCTTATTTATCATACAGACCTCGATCTATATCAATAATGATCGGCTGAACAGGATCATCACCCAGCAGATAGAATACAGCACACGCCTGATCTTCAGTTATGACGGGCATCTCAAGATTAAACCGGCGAGCTATTGCCATTGACCGATAGTTTGCACTGCGTGACTGTCGATACTCAAATAAGTAGCCAGTAATGTCATCAATTAAAGCTTTCATATTATTTCTCCATCTTAGCGAATGATTCTGACAATGGTACGCCAGCGTTTAACACAATGCAATCAATAATTGGTACACCATATCGTAAAGCTATCCTAGCAGCTTCCTTTTTAACTAACCAATATGGTGATGGTGGCACGACTTCGTAATACTCAGGCCCAGTGAACCCAGACTCATGCACAGACTCACCACGTAGGACGTATACACCTGCAGCACTTGCCATGCCGTCGTCCTCTTCGTGTATTTCTATAGACCTAAGTATCTTCATAGTAATCTCCTATTGGGTGGAGCAGCATTATTCGGCTGCTTTTTCAGATCCAGATGCTCGGATCGACAAGACGCGCTCATTAGAGAAGCACTTGTAAGACTCATCCTTACCCCAGACACCAACTAGGTCAGCTTTGCCAGCGATAGTAGAGACACCACCACGCAGGTGCTTCTTAACTCCGAAGCGTACACCAGAGAAGGTGCGCTCAGTGTCGTCTTTCTTGATGAAGGTTACAGAGAACATCTTGCCAGACTTACGTAGCGGGGCGAGGATTTCGTTTACTTCGTTAGAGTTCATTGTTTTCATGTGCTTCTCCTGATGTGCTGTGTTGTTTCGATAGGGGAATAATGCCATGCTCCTAATGGCAATGCAACACTTTATTTAACTTTATTTTAGGCAACAAAAAAGGGGCCTAAGCCCCTTTGCATTAGATCTTTTTCTTACTTCTTATCAGCGTTCATCATCTTATGAAACAGGTCTGTAGCGCTCTCTGAGACGGTTACAACAGTCTCCTGCTCAACTACCTGCTTGTCAGTCCAGCCGATATGGGGACGGTTGAGGATGTTGTATTTTAGTGCGTTGAAGTTACTGAATTGATTAATAACGTCAGGGTCACCAAGCGCATAGGCTCGGGCAAGGTCAGTCCAGAACAGTGAGGATTCCATTCGGAACTCCTTTACTGCCTGCTTAAATTCTGGCTCTTCATCTCTGAATCGCTCAAATAAGCTCTGTGAGATCCCAAGGGCTTTATGTATAGACAATTGTGTTTTACCCTGAGATCCAAGGGACACAATAGTCTCATACCATCCCTCTGGTAGCTCTCCAATTGTTTTCTTAGGTCGCATCTTAAAGCTCTTTTTATACCATTTACCCAATTATAACATAAAGTGATCAATGTAATCAGCAGCAGCTTTATCAGCATGTCGCTCAAGATTAAGCCCAGCTTCAATATCACTAGCCATCTCAAGATCGCAATCGTCAACTAACCAGTCATGAAAAGACAAACCGATAAGCTCCTCGCACTCACTCACATACTCATCAATGGCATTCCAGTCATTGTTAAGAATAAAGTGTGCAAAGTGGTTCTCAAGCCACTCTATTCGTTCGTCAAAAGGTAATGTTTTCATGGTTACTGCCTCTGTGCGTGTTTTGTGAGGCCATTATCTCCACTACCAACTGCCTTGTCAACAGTTAATAGTGAAGTTTATTGCTTAGGCTTTAATCTTGACGAATGGAATACCCTTAACGGTCTTCACATACTGGGGCTCACCATCGACATTCATAATCTGGTAAGCAGGCTCACACCCCTTATAGACTGAATCGCCAATACTAAACTCAGGCAGGTATTTATCATCGACGGTCTGCTGTGAAATGTGGTTCATATATTATCCTCTCTTTGATTTAATTTTATTGAAGTTTTCTAGTGAAAAGAATTGATCAGTGTAAGCCGTAACGATTGGCTCAAAGTCTAAATTCCTTCTGTCGTGCATTGCTATAGCTACAAACAAATCTACATCAAGATAGTTAGAGTATAGCCAAGGCAGGAAATCAACAGCTATCTTGTCATCCATCAAGTACCAACTACACAATGAATCTAGTTTTACAAAGCTGAAGTTTGAGAAGCACTTTACCAGCTCGCTTCCTGCTACCATCTTCCACTCTTCATACTCTTTATTGAAATCATCGCTCATCTTTTTACCCCTTTTAGTAACTCAAGAATTTCTGCTTGAGATTGTTTCATAAATAAAACCAACTCTTTTAAGTCTGAGTATTCATTCAACCCAGTCATTAAATTGTCGCTCGTGATTTTATTTATCACCTGCTTTATGGTCGGGTAGTAAGAGTCTGAATACGATACAAACTCCTCACCTGTATCCTTGCGTGTACCCTTGGATGCCGTACCCAATATGAACTGATATTTATCAGATGATAGTCGGTACTTATCACCAATTTCAATCATGCTTTTCCTCCTCGTCTAATTTAATCCATCCAATCACGGCACCCAATGGAGTGATGCCAGCGATGCGAACTATTTCAGCTTTATATGGAGACGCAAAGTCTAGCTGCGTTAACTTGTATAAGTTAAGACACCATCCTACTGCGGCAGTTAAATAAATAATTAAAAAAATTAATCCTAAAAATTTCATATTCATATTTATTTCCTTTTGTTTCCGATGAGTTTATTTTTTTTACTAAATAGTTTTTTGGATAAAATTTTATTACTGTAAACATTTTGTGGATTTAATTTGCTATCTTTTTCCAGCGCCTTGCAATATAAGTCTATAAAATAAGGGTAAAACGGAGAAATACACAAAGTTAAAATTAAAGTGAATGGCAAAGAAATTAATAATAAACAAATAATAAATAATATTAAAACAAGACTTAAAATTAATTTCATCATTATTCAGCACCAACAAAATCATTTGATTCTTTTATTTTAGAATTTAAATCTAAGTTATGGCAATACACTGGCCCCAATTCTTCAGAGTTATATATGTACATAACCTGACCTCTGTACTGGAAACTAAACCACGTCCCGTTACGATCGTGTGAGACGTGGCAGTAAAGCCCAAGCCCGGTCAAGGCGTTGTTAAACTTTATTGCCTTTTCCTTAAATTCTTGAGCGTTCATTTAAATACCTCTTAGGCTTTCCAGTTTGACTTCTTTAAATCCTTCACTGTGCAATTGGTTTCGTTTGTTTCTCACTTCAGAGAACACCCAGTCACCGTCAAGCTCACTGTAGGTATCAATATGCAACTTATCGTTGACTCGACTCACGAAGATAAAATTATTGTGAGCCACCGGTTCGGAACTTTTTGCTTCAAAGAACTCATACGTTTTAATTTTACTCATGTCAATCCTCCTTGTATTCCTTGCAGCTAAAGTCTCGGGGAACAAGTATACCCCTGCACATTACACCACGCTTTTTGCTTTCAGGCTTTGAATCCTTGAAGTACATACTGTAATCTTTTACTTCAAGTAACTCAATCAGAGTTTCCTCGTGCGTTTCTATCCTGCCAAGTCTGCACGCAACCTGCTTTGGTCTGTTTGAGTTTACCAACTTTCGAGCGTTAGAGCAATTCTCACATGCTTTACTCAACTTTATTACCTCCAGTGTTAATCATTGTTTAATAAAAAATCCACTAATCATTTCTGACTAATGGATTCTATACTTAATAATTAACAATGTCAAATCTCTCTGATTACTTATCCTGCTTATTATAAAGCTCGTACAGCACTCTTACCTTTTCCTTTAAAGTTTCGATGTCTGCATAGCTTTTTGCTAGCCAAAATATCAAGCCAACAAACCCGGCTAACATTGGCCATAACGCAGAAACTAATTCAATAAAGCTGTAACCGTCCATTCAGGGGCCTTTAATATATTGCATAAGCTCCTGAAAGTATTAATTGGTGCGCCTAGCAGGACTCGAACCTGCAACCACTCCCTTAGAAGGGGAGTGCTCTATCCAGTTGAGCTATAGACGCTCATCCTTTGTAAATTAGGTGGGCCTTCCCGGACTCGAACCGGGGCCATTACGTTTATCGGTCGTATGCTCTAACCAACTGAGCTAAAGGCCCTTACGAATCTACGAGAGAGATAGTACAGCAATAACTACCTATGTCAAGTAATTATATCATATGGTTTGTCAATATTAGGTTTTTATCGTCCGTTTCTCTTAGCTGCGTCTTTTTCTTTTTGGAATTCAACAGCGCAAGAGTAGTCGTATTCTACGTCAGCTGGGCAGAACTTGCCAGCATCTACCGGTGCTTGACAGAAAGCACAGAAGCCCGTAGCCAGCATTTCATCGTTATGCTGATCTATCTTATGCCTATACAGCGCTAACTTGAGATCATTCTCAGTATTGATCGCTGCAATATCGGCATCATCACCCGATCTAGGGTAGTGACTTAGGTTCAAATCTTTCATATAGCTATTCTATAGTTGAAACATGTAAACATTTTATCACATATAAAAAAACCCACTATAAAGTGGGTTTGTTATGGTTTGTAACCGTTAGCCTTCGCAGGCTAAACAATCACCAGTGCTTCCTGTTGCACCCCGCATGGATCGCTGATAGTAAGCTCCTTTAATGTAATCATCGAGCAGTATTGCCTTAATGACGCCAGCTATCTCAACTTCATCTTCAGAGAAGAACAGGTTAAGTGACTGACCCTGATCAATAAATCTCTGTCGCGAACTTGCCATCTGCACCAATGACATTTGATCAATCTCAAATGCTGTTCTGAAGACCAACTTCTCATGCTCGGTAAGCTCAGTCATGTGCTGAACAGACCCTTTGAAGTTCATCGCCAAATCCTTCATTAGCGCCACGCTGAAGATGCCCTTTTCCTTTAAAGTCTCAACAAGCTGAGGATTCATTCGAGTCATCTCACCGGCTGCTGTAGGCTGATTAAAGGCATTGGTTACCAATGGCTCAATGCTCTGACTTACGCCACCACACAGCAGTGCGGAGCTTGTGTTGGGTGCTATGGCCATAGTGGTAGCATTACGCATACCCGTTCCTTTGCACCACTCAGGCTCGCCGTATACCTTGGCAAGATTCTGTGAAGATCGGATGGCGCACTTCTGAATTCGTGAGTATATAGCCGTGTTCAGTAGTCGCGCATCAAAGCTATCAAATGGCAGCATCTTACTCTGAAAATAAGAGTGCAAACCCAGTGTACCGAGACCCAATGCTCTGGATTTCTCAGTGAACCGAACTATTCTCTCAAACCCAGAATGACCCTTGGCTAAGTTAAGCATCTCGGTGACAACGGCATCCAAGAATACAATCATCCATTCAATGTCTTCGTCTTCAATGCTATCCCACATAAGAAGGTTGATGCTAGACAGTACACAGCTAAAGGTGTGGTCTGCATCTTGTGGCAATGCAATTTCGGAACAGAGATTTGAGCCTTTGATTGTGATGCCTGAATTCTTAATCGCCTGTGGTGATAGTTTGTTTGCAGTGTCAGACTTCCAAATGTATCCCTTGCCACTTCTTGCACGAAGGTAGCAAACTTTGTTGAAGCGATCAACAGCATCCTTCTCACCAGCGACTAAGCGCTCAATGAAAGCATCTTTGAATATCCAGCCCACGTTAGCGCTTGCAGGATTCTTTTGGACGTAGCCAGCCAGTTCATAGAAGTCCTCGTGATCAACTTCCAGATAGCCAGCCCAGTTGCCACGACGATTGTTACCTTGCGATACCTTCCGTACAACATCTATCGCGGAGTCAAACTGAGGGATAACACCATCTGCCTCACCACCGCTTGATATTTTATCGCCGCGAGGTCGGATAGAACCCAAGTACGATGAGGTTCCGTAGCCTTTTTTAGACAGCATTGCATTCTCATGGTGGTTCTTATAGAACTCATCGATAGAGTCCCCAATGAAGCCACCAGAGCAGCTAACAGGGTGACCCCTACCAGTGCCAACGTTACATAGAACAGGCGTACTGGGGGCCAGCTTACCGCTCCACATAAGGTCAAAGAACTTCTGCTTTGCGCCTTCCATCTCAGGTACTAATGCACCCAAGTGATTCGCCACTCGCAAGAAAGATTCTCTTACTGTTTCTCCGTTAAATGCGTACTTACGCTCAAACATCAATAGACCTTGGGTGGTGTACCACTCGGGCACCTCACCAGATTCCGTCAGTCTTTTCCGCTTTGCACTAATTACTTCAAATTCACTCATTTCCAAACGTCTCCAAATCGGTTTTCTTTCCAGTTAATATT